ATGCTCGACTCAGAGCACAATGATCTGCGTGCTGACAGCATATCCCTTGGCAAGTTGCTTCATGCCAAGCCCATGTATGCGGTCGTTAGATATACCAGTGTTGACCCACGCTGGGGATGGTCCACCCTCTTCCGTAAGACCATCGAACATAACGTATCGCTGACTGTGTCTTTGGAGGTGCTGTCACAGTTGCTTACAGCCAAAAACCTGCCCCTGGGGTCGACAGATGAGGTTGCTGCTGAGAGAATTAAATTAGCGGCACAATCTCTGCACTCTGTGTCGATTAACAGGTATTTGGCTGTCGAGGGGATCAATGTTGTGCAGGATACCACTCTTGTTGCCTTTGCGCTTTACAAGCAGATGGTTGAACGTAGACGCATGGTCCCTTTTCCCGTGTTCAAGCCACAAGAACCGTAGGCCTCAGACCGGGGTCCAGCCTGTATGCATATGGTTACAGGTATGGTGAGGTGCGTCTTCCTGCATTGACTGAGATCAAGCAGGACGCAAAGATATCCGTTCCGAGGGTGGTGGACTTGTCCTTCCGACCGCCCGTTCAGGTATCGCTGGGTCCCGTCGTCGTGGGCGCGGCCCTTCCTCACCCGGACCCCCGGGATCCACGGACCATGGTGGCTGGGGTGCGGAAGCGGTTTGCCATTAAACCGCCGAACATACAACCTGATGTTCTCGCAAGATTCAGGGTGTTCGTGAAAAAGTGGCTAGAGGAGAATTTGGTTCCACTCTCCCCTGATTCTGATACTTCAGTCGATCATTGGCTGGAGAAAACGCCATATCCTGCTCATCGTAAGGAAGAGCTTCGTGGTAAGTGGTCGAGGGTCACCTCGATCTGGGATACTACCAAGAAGTACTTTTGGTGTAAATCCTTCCAGAAAGACGAAGTGTATGCCGAATATAAGCATGCTCGTGCTATAAACTCGCGCTCTGATGAGTTTAAGTGTGCGGTCGGCCCAATCTTCAAGCTCATTGAAGAGGTTGTATATACACATCGTTCCTTCATTAAGCATGTGCCGGTGGCCCAACGTCCCGAGTACATAATGAGGATGCTCTATAAGGAAGGTGCACGTTACTTCGCAACTGACTATTCAGCCTTTGAGTCGTTGTTCGTGCGGGAACTAATGGAGTCATGTGAGTTCCAGCTCTATGAGTACATGACTTCTCGCCTACCCGATGGGGAGGCGTTTATGTCCTTGGTGCGTACGGTCCTGGCCGGATCGAACGTTTGTGAGTTTCGTGACTTTAAGGTTGAGTTACAAGCAACTCGCATGTCTGGGGAGATGTGCACGTCATTGGGCAATGGGTTTTCAAACCTGATGTTCATGTTGTTCATGTGCGGTGAAAAGGGCTGCACAGACGT